GAAACAGAAGAAGACGTTGTTTATGAAATTGAGATTGGTGAGGAAGATGCTCACGAAGAAGAAATGAGTGAAGGTGATTACGGTGGAAACAAAGGCGATGAGTCTAAGTCACACAGAGATTACGAAGCTAACGAAGGTAAGTATGGTGGAAACAAAGGCGATGAGTCTAGGTCCCACAGAGATTACATGGAAGAAGAAGAAACTTCTGAAGGTAAGTACGGTGGTAACAAAGGCGACGAGTCTAAGTCACACAGAGATTATGAATCTAATGAAGGTAAGTACGGTGGTAACAAAGGCGACGAGTCTAAGTCACACAGAGATTATGAATCTAATGAAGGTGAAACCTCCGAAACGGCTAGAACTAACGCGTCACTTAGAAAATATCCAAACGCTAAGTCAGCACCTGAAGAGGTGAGAACTTATGCTAAGGGTAGATTAAGACCGGCAGTTAGAGAAAATAAAGAATTAAAAACTGAAGTACAACAGTTAAGAGAAAAAAATGAAGAGTACCGTAAGGCACTTAACGTATTCAAAAACAAACTTAACGAAGTTGCGGTTTTCAATTCTAATTTAGCTTATGCTACTCGTTTGTTCACTGAACATTCTACTACGAAGCAAGAAAAAATAAATATTTTAAGACGTTTCGATGGTGTCGAGACTCTTAAAGAATCAAAATCTCTTTATAAGACAGTCAAAGAAGATTTAGGTGGAAAGGAAACAGATGTTGTTACTGAATCAGTACAATCAAAAGTTTCTAAGACTCCATCTAAAGGCTCTGCAAACAATCTTATCGAGAGTAAAACTTATGAAAATCCTCAGTTCTTAAGAATGAGAGATTTAATGAGTAAATTAAAATAAAAATTCCTTAAAACAAATATTAAAATGGGAGCATTATTAGAATCAGGTCTAGTTGGTAACATCGGTCTTAAGCACCTTAAGGTTATCAAAGAGGACACAATTAACAAGTGGGACAAATTAGGGTTCCTCGACGGTCTTAAAGGCCACACTAAAGAAAATATGGCTCAGTTATATGAGAACCAAGCATCATATTTGATAAACGAAGCAGCTTCATCTGACAGTTCAGGTTCATTCGAGACTGTTGTTTTTCCAATCGTAAGAAGAGTTTTCTCTAAGTTATTGGCTAACGACATTGTCTCAGTTCAAGCTATGAACCTACCAATCGGTAAGTTGTTCTACTTTGTACCAAAGATTCAGAACAGAAACGCTGATGGAACGCATATCCCTCCATTTGGAGCACCAAACGGACCATCGACTACTACTTCAGGTTATACTAACAACACAAACTTGTATGACCAATTTTACGAAGGTAGTACTCCAAATTCAGACCCAGCTGGTTTATTCGATTACTCGAAGGGTGCTTTCGAAGAGCAAACACCAGAATTAGTTCCTGTTATATGGAATGGTGGAGCGTTAAGTGCGGTTACATTAGGAACTGCTTTAAGTTACGCAACTGGTGGTACAGGTACCGCGGCTACTGCAAATGTAAGGTCTTTAATCTTTATGATGACAGGATTCTCAGCAGCGGGTGCTAGTAAATTAATCGGTCCTGACGGACAAGAAATGGACACTGAAGACTTCTTGGCTTCATTAGAAGTTTCAGACGTAGCAGGATTAGGTAACAGTAGTACCTTCTGGAACTTCAGAGTTGTAACTCAGAAGTACGGTAAAGGTATCGTTAACTATGGTGGAGAACAAAAAACTACTTTCTATAGTGGTTCTTATCCAGGTCCAGGCGGAAAGTACGACAATGTATGTGACGCTGAAGGTAAAATCTACTTGGAAGTTGACTTCTCAACTCCAGTTGCGATTAACTCACCAACATTAGACGGATACACAGGAAGTGATATCGCTGATAGTGATACATTCTATGGTTCATACAGAGTATATGCAACGTTAGAATTTGAAGACGCTATCGGTGAAGTCTCATTTGACTTAGAAGCTGTTACTGTTTCTGTTACAGAAAGAAAGTTAAGAGCTCAGTGGTCACCAGAACTCGCACAAGACGTCTCTGCATTCCACAACATCGATGCGGAAGCTGAATTGACAGCATTGTTGTCAGAACAGGTTGCAGCAGAGATTGACCGTGAGATTTTGAGAGACTTAAGAAAAGGTGCGGCTTGGTCATTAAGATGGGACTACAACGGTTGGAAGAGAGTGTCTAACGCTTCTGTCAACTACAACCAAAAGGATTGGAATCAGACATTGATTACTGCAATCAATCAAGTTTCTGCACAAATCCATAAATCAACTCTAAGAGGTGGTGCTAACTGGGTTGTTGTATCTTCAGAGATTTCAGCAATCTTCGATGACCTTGAGTACTTCCACGTTTCAAACGCGGCTCCTGACCAGGACAACTACAACATGGGTATCGAAAGAGTTGGTACATTATCAGGTAGATATCAAGTTTACCGTGACCCTTACTTCCCACCAAACACAGTATTGTTGGGACACAAAGGTACATCATTACTTGATACAGGATATGTATACGCTCCATACGTACCTCTACAGTTGACTCCAACAATGTACAACCCATTCAACTTTACACCAATCAAGGGTATCATGACAAGATACGCTAAGAAGATGGTGAACAACCGTTTCTACGGTAAGATTACAGTTGATGGTGTTAGAACATTTGACTTAAGAGAGTTAAGATAATATTTTATCTTAAACATAAAAAGAAAAGGGAGACTTCGGTCTCCCTTTTTTATTTCTTACAGTTTCTACAATTAGCCTTTTCAGTCTTACATATTTTAGAATCTTCACCATATAACATACAACGAAGTATCATTAACTCAATTCTATGTGATTTGAATTCATCTTCATCGTGAGCCTTGTGACCCCGTAAAATAGCATCTGTTATTTCAGACTGTAGAAGAATAACTCTACTAGATAATTCATCCTTCGTCATTAGATTCTTCCTGTGGTAAGGGATTGGGCGTTGTCAGTATTCTAATAGCTTTAGAAACTACTTCTGACTCTTCAATGTTGTACAGACCTCTATTATGTGCATGTCGAGTGGCGTGAACTAAACAAAACAAAGCTTGGTCCACATTCATCCCATCTATGAACTTATTTAATTCGTGAGGTTCTTTATAATTAATAGTATTAAATAGAGTATTTACGTTTTCGTTCTGTTCTTCCATGATAAATGTATTTTACCTAATATTTATAAAAAAAGTAACATAAAGTCAAATGAATAAGTATATTTTATCAGAAGATTTAGCCGTATGGTTTGGAAAAAAGAAAAAAAAGAAGGGTTCCAAACAACCTAAAGGTCCTTGGGTCAATATCTGTAAAAAGAAAAAAGGAGGTGGTCACCCTTCTTGCGGTAGAAATGATTCGGATAAGGGAGGTTACCCTGTATGTAGAGCCGCAGGTGTTGCTGGTAAAATGTCACAATCGGCTAAAGATTCGGCATGTAGGAGAAAAAGAGAAAAAGAAAAAGGAAGGTCGAAAGATACTAAAGGTAAACAACCTACTCGTATTAAAGTGAAAAACTATAAAAAGAAAAAAAAGAACGAATCTGTGTATATAAAAAATATTATTAAAGAAAGTATTAATAAATCCATACTTAACGAAATACAAATTTCTGAAGAATTACAGTATAATTTTGACAATAATTTATCTATTACTGACAACGCCTTTAGACATGGTAGTGAAAAATACTTTGATGTTATCAACGAGGCTAGAGAACTTTATAATAACGGGTATCGATTTAACGACTTTGATAAAGAAATTTTAGAGTCAGACGTAGGAACATTTGTTAAGTTAAAAAGTGGTAAGACAGTAGCCTTAGATTTTCCTTTCGAGTATGAGTCACTTAACGAAGCAGAGTATAAAGGAAAAAAAGTTTCATTAAACAAGCCTAAGTCAGGAGGACCTAAAAAATGGTATGTTTATGTTAGAAATCCAAAAACAAAAAAAATTAAGAAAGTTAGTTACGGTTCACCTACTATGACCGCAAAATGGAATGACCCTGATGCAAGAAAGTCATTTGCGGCTCGACATCAGTGTGCAAAGAAAAAAGATAAGACAAAGGCGGGGTATTGGGCATGTAGAGCTCATAAAGATTTCGGTAAAAACGTTTCAGGGAGATTTTGGTGATGGATAGAGAAATAAGATTAAAGATAAAAAAATTAGAAGACGAAAATAGAGAGTTGAAGGTAGTAATCGACACTTTACAAACTGCATTACGAAGTTGTGATGTTTCTTTAAAAAACCACCAACAGTATAGTAGTATATTTACTACAAGTGCAAAATGGTCTATGAATTTCAAACAATGATTTACACTCAAGAAAATATAACATCTAATAAATTCAAACGAGTTTTTTCTCAAGATATTCCTGAGAAAGAACTCGTTTGGCATAGAGATAAGGAGAATCGTTTAGTTGAAGTTCTCGAAGATACCGATTGGTACTTTCAGATGGATAATAAATTACCCATTCCCTTAAAAAAAGGGGTCAAATTTGATATACCGAAAGAAACCTTTCATAGAGTTATAAAAGGTACAACGGATTTAACTATACTAATAGAAGAGTATTAGTATTCGTAGGGTCTTTTAACTCTTTTAAAAGTATATCGTTCATCTCCATAAGCTTTTGGATGTACTTCGAAGAAGTAATCAATTGCGTTATCAAATGTGGCGGCTTCAGTTTCTACAACTATTTGACCTTCTTTTAAGAGTTGATACTTATTGTTATTAACTTGAATCATTTTCAGTAAGTTTGTTACAAATATAAGGTTTATTTCTTACCCGAACAATATTTTCCTGAACATCTTTTTTTACCGTCTAAACCAGGTTTAGTACCTTTACATACTTGAACTGCATATCCATTAGCGTAAGCAGATGGATAAACATCATACTTAGCCTTGGCTGCGGATTTTCCTCTAGCACAAAGAGTGGTTTTTTTCTTCTTTTCGGAAATAATTTGTTGTATCATTTCAACAAGTTGCTCCTCTGTTAGTCTTAACTTACTCATTTTTTGTTTACTATTTGGAATTTTAATTCTCGTTTATAGGTATTAACCTCCCTGTCTGTGATGACTTTGATATCAATGAAATATTCATTTGGGATTTTGTCTTTTGTTTCAAAAATAAAATAGTATCCGTTGGGTGTCCTGTTAATCGGAGTCCAATCCTCAACTTGAACCTCAGTTTGACCTTCCCTAACGTATACTCTATAATATGCGTCCACTTGAGTTAAAACCTCGTTTGTGGTATATGCCTTTTTTAATACTACATTAACCTTTCTGGTGTCAGTATTTAATATTTTTTCGTCCTGTTTTATTCCATAGAAATCAAAACCATATAATTTTGGTTCATTGTCTTCCATACCTATCTGATACAAATCTGAAATAGGGTTCACAATGAATTGATTCTCAACGGTGTTTAATTCAACACCATTTATTTCTATCCCCTTCCAATTGTCATAAAACACACAAGGAACTGTGGATGATGTTAAACCACTTACATTTACCTCATAAACCCCCTTTTGTATTTGACAACTTGTTAACCCCGTAAAACCAGCTACTTCATTTCCATTAGCATCTAATATATCCACAGTTGGGTTTGAATCGAAGCTTTGGGGGACACCATACCTAAAAGAATAAAGGTACAATTTGTTATTTCTTTTTTCGTAGAAAGTGTTTCTGTCATCTTGGATTAAATCGTTAAATGATGTTTCTAAGAAAGGCTCATAAAATGTTTGGGTGTGTCTTGAGAAGAAACCGACCGAGTAGTTCTCAGTTAACCCTGTAATATTTTCAACATCAGGAACAAATGCAATTCCCCACCCTGTGGAACCTGTAGTACCACCTGTAAGGATGTCATTTATTTCATCAGTCATATCAAATTCGATATCTTCATTACCAAATTCAAAATGTTGTGTATCAACTATAGTAATAGCACTGTAATTAAGACCCGTTAAAGACGTTAAAGAGTTTGAGTTATCATATATACCGTCTTCAGTCCAATCTTTTATTGTAGACCTTTGAAACCAGTTTACGGGTCTGTCTGAGTATGAGTTATCAGTCTCGACAACATTTTTAACAGCAACAGTATTTGAATTACCTATTGGACTCCCTTTATAATAGTCTTGACCCACACCTTCATCCCATGTTTGGGGGTTTCCTGTAGCTCCTGACGTTTTAGGTATTCTAAATAGGACTAAGTCAAACGAAGATGCTCTTCGTCTACCATTCGACCACTTAGTATTGATTAACTCCTTGTCAAAGGACGATGTGTTGGTCATTCTTAAAGTATGTTTAAGATTGTAACTACATCCTGTGGAAATTTCTCCGTTAGATACCTTAGTTTCTAAGTCATTTAGGTCTACATCGAAAATAAATCT